GCGCTCGGCGCTTCCACGCAGAACACCGATACGCACGCTACCATCAGCGAGCGCCTCGAGCGTATGACGCCGGAAGAGCGCCGGGAACACGCCCGCAGCTTGTATGGCGAAATCTTTAGCGATAACGTCGTGCAGTGAATGCCCTTGAGGAATTGGAACTTACCTGCGCCGTCGAGCTACGACACCGGAGGCAGAGCAAAATCGAAACCTACTACCCTGATTCGGGCCTGCTGCGCCGCGAACTCTATCCGAAGCACCTGCGCTTCTTCGAGTTGGGCGCGCAGTATCGCGAGCGCATGATGATGGCGGGAAATCGAACCGGCAAAACGACCGTGGGCTGCTTCGAAGCCGTGCTGCACGCAACCGGACGCTACGAGCAATATGCGCCTTGGTGGAAGGGCAAGCGCTTCGACCATCCCATTTCTTCGATCGTCGCCGGCGACACCAATCTCACCACGCGCGACATTCTGCAGACGAAACTATTCGGCAAGCTCTACCGCAAGGAGGGCGATTCGTTGAGTGAAGCGATCGGACTCGGCACGGGCATGATGCCGCGCGACGCGATCATCCGTGCGACTCCGCGCCGCGGTGCCGAGAACGCCTACGAGGAAGTCGCGGTCAGGCATGTCTCCGGCGGCACCAGCGTGATCAAGCTGCGCTCCTTCGAGCAGGGCATCGAGGCCTTCCAGGGTACGGAAGAAGATCTGATCTGGCTGGATGAAAATTTCCCGCCGGGCGTGTATTCGGAATCCATCACGCGCTTGGCGACCACGCGCGGCCATCTGCTGATGACCTTCACGCCGATACATGGCGTCACGCCGATCATCCGAGAATTCATGGACAAGGCGTACCGGGGATGATGAGGGAAGATGGCGCGACGACACAGGTTCCAGCATCCCTGTCTGGAAGATTGGTCGGAGCTGCCGGAGTGCCCAGTGCGCCCGGAAGTGGACTGGGGCGAACTCGTCCAGCCTCTTTGGCGCGACGCGGAGTATCGCTACAGCCATGAGTCGGAAGGAGTGCACAGCAAGGCGAACAAACTGCTTATGCAGTTTCGAGAGATGCACGAGCCCATGCAATTAGTTCAGGAGCGGGAATGGCGTGCTAAGTTTTTGCGGGACAAATTCTCAAAGCTATGAGCCGCGCACTCGTCACCGCCACTTGGTCAGATGCTCCGCACTTGGACGAGCAGGCCAAGGCGGAACTGCAAAGCTCCTACCTGCCGCACGAGATCGAAGCGCGCACGCTCGGCATTCCGTCGCTCGGCCGCGGCGCTGTCTATCCGCTCGCGCAGGGCGATTACACCTGCGACCCATTTCCGCTGCCGGCGCATTTTCCGCGCGCTTACGGTCTCGATGTCGGCTGGAACTGGACCGCGGCGGTCTGGTGGGCCTGGGATCGCGAGAACGACCAGGATTATTTCTACCGCGAATATCTGCGCGAGCAGGCGCCGCCTGATCTGCATGTGGCGGCGATCAAGGCGGTGGGCGACTGGATTCCGGGCGCGATCGATCCGGCGGCCAAGCAGCGCTCGCAGGTCGACGGGCGCAACTTGTTCTCCGAATACGCCACGCTCGGATTGAAACTCGCCCTTGCTGAGAATGCGGTCGACGCCGGCGTGCTGCACGTCTATCAGCGGCTTGCCGCCGGCAAATTGAGGATCTTCCGCACCTGCACGAAGCTGCTCGAAGATCTGCGCTTTTACCACCGCAACGAGCAGGGGCAGATCGTGAAAGATCAGGATCATCTGCCCGACGCCGCGCGCTATATCGCGCTCACCGGGCCGAAGATCGCGAAGACGAAACCGCTCGCCAAGACGGAGCTGCGCTCGGCGCGAAGCGAGTGGGCCTGGGGATGAATCGTGAAGCTGTACGGCATCCGCATCAAGTTGAAAGACGTGCAGGGAACCTGGCGCGTAATCCTGCCGATCACCTGCCGCAATTGGCTGGAGGTCGCGCGGAAACCGTACCGGACATATGGAGAAGCGCTACGGGCCGCGAGGCAATGGGCGGCGGCGCCTATAATTCCTGCATGACCGACAAAGAAAAGTACGGAACACTGACGGAAGCCGAACTCGACGCCTTCGACCAAAAGGCGCGGGAACAGTTCGAGCAAAGCAGGCGTATCACGCAAGCGCTGCGCCAGGCGCAGAAGAAGGAAGCCGATCCCGCACCCGGGACGGAAGAAGCGAAAGAGCTGATCCGCGACGCCATCCGCCAAGGCGGTGAATGGAAAGAAGAACATCCCCGCTGGGATCACGAGGCGCTGTTTGCAGAGCAGGAAGGCCGCGCCAAAATCGGCGAGCCGCTAGATATAGCTAAGCCGGCGCGGTTTGAGCAGAAGGCGGAATGACGCGCCGCTCGTTTTTCGCGCTGCCTCTCGCGCCTGCTACTGCTCGAGCGGGCTTCGGTGACTGGCGGTTGCATGTGATGGCGCGGCACGTCTGCGCTCACGGGCCGGTGCTGACGCTCGCGCTGCGCGGCCAGATCTGGAAGTTGACCGGGCGGGAGCGTAGCGTTCTACATAGGATCGCCCGCCAGATGGACTCGCTGTGAAATCGAGCTAACAATGGCCAAGTTATCGGAAACAGCGAAGGGCGTGGAATCGGCATTCGACTTCTGGCTATCGCAGCACGACATCAGCGTGCCGCAAATGTTTGAGGAGGCAATTGAGCGAGCCGTCACAAATTGGCTGGGCGATAACGAGGACCAGATCATTGAGGCGATCGCTACCAAGATCGCTTCAAAGGCGGTAACCGAACGAAAGGAAGAATAACATGGCAGAACTATCGACCGACACGCGCAACCGCCTGAAGTCGAGTACTTTCGGATTGCCCGGTTCGCGTAAGTACCCAATGCCGGACAAAGCTCACGCTGCGAACGCCAAAGCCCGCGCCACGCAGATGGTCAAGAAAGGCAAGCTCTCGCCGGCATCCGCCGCCAAGATTAAAGCGAAAGCAAATCGAAAATTGACGGGTGTGAGCGCCGATCTCAATGCGCCGGGCAACCGCTCGCCGCTTACGCCCTACCAGGAAGACATCAACTCGTGGAAATCACATCCAGTTACGACAAGGGGGAAATGGATGAATAACAGTCAGGGAACAGGCCGCGCCGCCGATACGGGCGAAGGCACGAACTACAAGAAACAGGCAAAATTCGGCGGCACGCAAGCGTCGAGCTCGTCGAAGAAAGCACAGCCGAAGGTCTCGGGCGGCACTGAGGCAACGGGGATCAATTACAAGAAGCAGCCCAAGTTCGGCGGCACCGCGAACGAGAGTGGCTCGGGCAACGGGAAGCGCTACTCGAACGGATCGAGCAGTATGGACTCGATGAAAGGCATGATCCGGGACCATTAAAAATGCCCGCTACTTCTCAAGCCCAGCGCCGCCTGATGGCTATCGCGGAGCACCACCCCGAAGAGGTCTATGCGCGCAACAAAGGCGTACTCCAGATGAGCGGGCAGCAGTTGCACGACTTCGCTGCGACGAAAGAAAAGAAGCTGCCGGCCAAGAAGCCCGTCGCGAAAGTTACCGTCGTGCGGGTGCCGAAGAAGCCGGTGCACCCGGCAATTGATGCCATCCGAAACCATTAGGCGTAAGCCACGAATCCACTATGACTCAAGCAATGGACCGAAAAAGTGGTGTCTCTACGCTGTCGATGCACGCGGGCAGACCTGGAGACGATTTAACTCCTGGCAGCGTGCCATGGATCGAGCACTGGAGTTGGTAAAGGACGGGCATTGGCAGAAATTCCCTCCGTCAAAATACGATGCCTGACTCCACCGAAAACTACGACGATCTCTCGATCTGCGAGCAGGCGCGACGCTGCTGGCACGACGGCATGGAGGCCGAACGCGAGATCCGCGAAGCCTTCGACCGGCGCATGAAGTTCCGCGCGGGCGACCAGTGGGATCCGCAGGACGTCACGCGCCGCGGCAAGGACCGGCCGGCGATCGTCGTCAACCTGCTCGAGCAGCCGGTGCAGCAGGTCATCAATTCGAACCTGCGCAATCATCCCGGCGGCAAGGTCTCGCCTTCGGACGATGCCGCCACGCCGGAAGTCGCCGAATACCTGCAGGGGCGCATCCGGCACATCGAGTACGAGAGCGATTCGCAGTCAGCGTACGGCACGTGCGTCGGCTATGTGGCCGCCGGCGGCTTTGGGTTCGTCGGGTTGACAGTCGATTACGTCGCGCCTGATTCCTTCGATCAG